CATGTATCTTTGCGATAAGGCCATCGTATAGCTGCGGGTGTAGTTCATCGCAGATAGGCTTGAAGCGCTGAGCGAGCTCAAGTTTTTTCTCAAACCACGCCTCATGTGCTTCCGATGCTGTTTTAAACCTCCCAAGGTGAATTCTCTTTCCTCCCGGGCCCATTACCTCAGATTGGAATCGCCTGTCTCCTTTATGCCAGCAAACACCTATTGGGTACTCTCCTCTGACAGAGCGATTATCTGCGGTGAAAGTGTTCAGCTCCGGTGGGATATAGATACAAGCCTCTGGCCTATACACCTTATTCCCTGTGATCAACAAATCCTTATCAAGATGGAAACCATCAATATGCGCGCCCTTCCACCACTCAAGAAAAGGTGTAAATGCCATCCACTCTTTGCAAACGTAAGCGTCACGATATGATGGCTTTTTGTTAAGGTAGGATGGGTCATAACAACGCATAATCATTTGAGTCCACGCCTTGTACCCATGGTGAGACTCTGATTTTCCATCTATCAAGCCAGTTACCGCAAAAGCCGCATCATTGGATGCAACACCAAATACAACTGACTTGTGCCTTGGTTTTGGTTTTCGAGCTTCCAGATATGCATCAATTTCGGCTGCATTCATTTGACTACTCCTGCCGCGGTGCTGCTTCCAAAGCCATCTTCAGACCAAGGCGGATATCGTCAAACTCAATATCGCCTTTGATGCGGTTATGGCGGAAAGCAACGGCGAGGAACTCAAGACACTGAGAATCTGTGAGCTCTGGCAACTTGCAACCAGTCGTTACAGGTTCGGTACCCTGAAGCATGGCGGCGCGGCAGGTTTTCTCCGTCCATTTCAGATATTGCTTAACCGCGCTATCATCAGCGCCATCACAGTCAACGAGGTTTTCTACCAGCTCACGCGCCAGCTTCTTGAAATCAGGCACAGCTACCGGCGCTGGCGGTGCTGCATATAGCGCCTTGTAACTCCACCCTGACCAATGCGCCGCTTCTGCTTTATCGTCATCCTCTGGGCTAACAAGCGTAACTTCGCTTGGATGTTTCCTGTGTGACCACAGCCAGGCTACTGGTTCGGCGTTGATGGACGCTGGCTGGGATGTATATAGCGGCGTGCCATGCGGCAAACTGTTAAATCCAGGCTGCTTGCTGATGCCACCACTTCCTGAGCGCTCATCACGTAAAGCCACAGGCTCCGCTTCGAGAGATGCCAGCGCGATACGCGCCAGTTTCAGTACCACCTTGGGAGTTATTTTTTCACTGAAGTGCTCTCGTGCTTTCTTTTCCGACCACACGACAGGCCACAGGACTTCTTTCGCAGCTGCTTCGATTTGCTGTAACTGCTCTTTGGTGAATTCCATTACTTAACTCCCAGCAGCAAGCGTGCCGCCTCAACAGTTACCCACGAAGGCATAGCAACGCCTGATTGACTGCCATTGCCACGACGTTCACACGTGTCGCATTCAGCATAGAGCCGCGACAGCATTGCCTCTAGCTCAGCCACGCGCTTCTCTGCGGCCTCTGCACGATTCTCTGCGGCTTCACATTTCGCGTGCAGCAACGAATAGTTTTCGCTGGCTGTCTTAATGACTTGGCGCAGATTATCTGGATCCATATCGTCAATCACCGGAAGCAGCATGTTCGGCGTGAGAATCTCATTCAGGCGCTTGTCTTTTCCCTCCAGCTCATCCAGTAGCGCCAGCAAGTTTTTTGGCTCTTTAACGAACGCAAGATATTCGTGTGAGCGGTCGATGCATGTGGTGTCGCTGATAAAGCCGTTTTCAAAATCTGCATAAGCGGTAGAAGCGTTTTCAATAATTTTACGTAGCGGGGTATTCCGTATCTTCAGGCCCACATATGGGCTGCTGTAAACAATACCTGTCTCGACGTCTACGCTAACTCGCGCGCACTTGTATTCAACAACGTCATGGCAGACGTATTTAACTGGTTCACCGTTTTCTGTCTCAAGAGGCAGGCTAAAATCGATAGCCTGTTTGTCGATGTTGCTCATTGGGCGTTACCTCCGTCATTTGCAAACTCACCATGTATCTCTGCGCGCGCTTTTTTGATCGCTTCAGCAGCTTCCTGCTTGTCAGAAAAGGAGCCCACGTTGATGTGTTTGCCTTCATACATAATTGAGGCCTTCCATTTGTTAGATTTCCGGCACCACGAAACGCCCTTTATTCCGGAAGTATTGGTGGACTGTATCTTCCTGTTAAGCGCGTTTTGTCTCAAAGAGACAATGCGGAGATTGGCGATTCTGTTGTCCTTCCTGTCACCATTGATGTGATCCATTATCCCTTCTGGAAATTCTCCATATACGTACAACCATGCGAGCCTATGAGAAAGATAAACAACACCGTCCACGCAAAAACGCAGGTAGCCATGTGAGTTTGTTGTTCCAGCGATATCGCCTTTAATAGCCCTGCTAGATGTCGACTTTATTCTTGTGAAGACACCTGTATAACTGTTGTAGTGAAATAACTCCTTAAGCCGAGATTGAGTTAGCGTCATTTCTTCGCCCTCTGGTTTAACCACGCAGTCAGGAATTTGTTCTCGTTCACGCTTGGGAATGATTGACGCTTCAGCATTTCTTCGCGTGGGATGTCGTTGATGGGTTTGAAGCGGTGTCCGGCGATAAGCTCTTGAGGTGTTACGAATGGGTCGTAATAATTTCCGATCATTGTGCACGCTCCAGAAAATCGTTAACGCCTTCTGACAATTCAATAGACAGGTCATCGATGTGAGTTTTCAGCTCTGATAGCGTCTGTGCTTCTGACTCCAAAATTTCACGCTCACACAGCGCCTTCACCAGGTGGTCAAACTTGCTGTAGTAGCTCAGGCGAACCAGTGTTTCCTGTCCGGCATTCTTGCCTTCTTTGATGGTGCGTTTTTCGTTAAGAACGAGGTCAAACTTAGTGCCGGTGATTACGTATTTACTGCCTACTTCGATGTTCAGTTTCATGATGAATTCCTCAGCTGCTGCGTACAGCGCCAAGGCGACCGTAAGTGTCGCGATAGAAGTCGCTGTAGTAGGTTTTTTGTTTCGGCCCAGTGGTTTCCCATCGAGGATGGAAAGAGGCCATGAAGTTGTCATGCCAGAGTTTTGCTTCGTATTTCCTTGTGAGCTTCTCGATCCAGTAATCGTCCTGCGCATCCTGAATCTGCTCTGGAGTGCGTTCATCATTTGGTAGAGTTCCGCTCTCTTTCTGCTGGTAATAAAGCTCCAGACCAGCACATACCCGGGCAATAACTTCGTCCTTCGATTCCAGTTTTTTAGGTGCACGGAAGTAACCATTTTCATCAGGTGACATGGCTTAATCCTTAAACTGGAGGCGAAGTTATGCCGCCTCCGTGAGGTGAAATAGAATGTTCAGGTGGTGGTTAAATCAGGTCAGAAGGGGATATCGTCGTCGAAGTCCATAGGAGGTTCGCTAGCCTGCTTAGGCTGTTGCGGCTGGCTATTTTGCTGCTTTGGCTTACTATCCGCTTCGCGCTTGCCGCCAAGCATTTGCAGTGTTCCGCCAACTCCAACCAGAACCTCTGTGGTGTACTTCTCTGAGCCTGACTGATCTGTCCATTTTCGAGTACGCAGCTTTCCTTCCAGATACACCTCAGAGCCCTTTCGCAGGTATTCGCCAGCAATCTCAGCCAACTTTCCGCTCAACGCCACACGATGCCATTCTGTTTGCTCTTTCTGCTCACCGGTCTGTTTGTCTCGCCACTGTTCCGATGTTGCTACGGTCATGTTGGCAAATGCTGCCCCAGAAGGCGCATAGCGCACTTCCGGATCCTGACCTAATCGACCTACGATGATTACCTTGTTAACGCCTCTGCTAGCCATTTATGCCGCCTTTTTAAGTTCATTGATGCGAGTATTCATTGCCTGTACGCACTTCTCCTGATGCTCAGGGTGTCCATTCATTAACTGCCAGTCTGACTGATAGCGTTCAATTAGATTTTTCTTCACCGTTTCCGTTAGTGCATATGCGCAAAAGTCAGCCAATACCTTGTCGGCATCAATGGCGTCGGCGTTGACTCCCTCAGCGTTTTCGCTGCTTGTATCAGCGGGTAAATGCTGTTCTTGATTTCCCGCAGGAAGAGCCCACGCAGGAAGTTGAGGAGGTGACCAGTAGAAAACGCCAATCTCTTTTGTTTTTGCGTAATTGAAGCCTTTTTGCCGTTCCGCTGATACCGTTGCAAATCCTTCAGTGAGGTCATACAGGTATCTTCCAATTCCCCATTGAACAGCTGCGCGCTTCATTGCTCCAGAGCGACCGCCTTTTACTGCCTCAACCTGTGTGTTTTCTGCGGCATCCCACTTGGTGATCCACTCTCCTTCAACCTTAATGGAAATACCGCACTCAACACCGCCACCATTAGGAATGTCGCGATATTCGTTACGCCATCCAGACTTTCCGCAAACTTCATCAAGTCGCTTCATGATTGCCCGGTTGGTGACATAAGCCAGAACCTTTGCCCATATACCGCTGTTGTTTTTACCGGCCTGTTGTATGCGCCACTCAATATCATTGCTTGCAAATGGCGCGTCTAAATCATCAAGATTCATGAGTAATACCCCGCAAATTCCTGCCATGTGATCGGCTGATTCTGCCGTTCTGCTGCCAAGTTGATTTGTTGCTCTACCTCTTCCTCGATCTCGGGTGAGATAAGCGCGATAAATTCTTCGTCACTAAATTCATGCTGCATGATTTCGATTCCAGTCTTCATCCTGACAATCTTCCCAGCCCATTGCGATTGATGAAGCCCATGCGTATGCGGCGCTGTTACCTTCCTTCGTATCCGGGAAGGATGCTTCATAGAGCTTGTTGAACTCACGATTACTTTGCTGCACAAGGATGGTTCCGTTAACAGGCACAATAGTCATGGCTCGGCACTCCAGGCTGATTAAGGATGTCTGCCAGCCGTTTCCAGCCAGCGCGTAATTTGCGGGTAATGCGATCTAAAAGTGATTCGTGTAGTTGGAAAGCACCCATGCGAGCGCCTCCCGCGATTGCTAGAATCATGGGTGGTTCCTTATGTTGTGTGTGATTGCATAGCGCTGCGTTCGTTGAGCGCACTGATATACAGTTAAAAAAATGCCCTCACATCGGAGGGCAAAGACATAACGAGGGATTTCCAATAATCAGAACTATCGAATCGTCTCCGATAGTACGAGCGCGGATTGGCTCACATAGCTGACTCGTGAATCAGCTATAGGTGCTTATCAGCAATAAAATGGAACCTTGATGTACTTGCGTTTTTTCAGTGGGAAGTAGAAATATCCCCAATATGAATCCTCACAGGGATAATCGTTATGCTGCTCAACTAATACGTATGGCATTCCGTGTATCGTGTCTTCCTGCTTTTCAAGTCCGCTCTCATCTTTAAGTTCGACAATCATCGGAAAGTCAAGCCGACTATCTGAGTAATAATCTCTTACGCGATTGATAAATTGAACTAGCTCCATCACTCCTCCCCCAGAGCCTTGCTGATGGCTGCCTGTGCTTTATCCTGCGCCCTATCCCAACCGATTCCGTATAAGTCTCCATGCATTGCCCTGATGTGCTTCCACCCTGATAACATGTCTTGCAGAGCTTCGAGCAAATCAGGAGCTGCCGCTATCAGGTTGGCGTTTGCTTTCTGGAATTCGTCATTACCATCGAACTCAACCCATGCAACCGGCAATATCATTCCATACGATTGATCATCATCTCGGCTTATCGGGCCGATACTTCTGTCTGTTTTGGATGCCACCCATGGACCTGGCATTCCCTTAAACTCTTTCATATTCACCTCTGTGGCTTGCAGCCAAAAGAAGGCCGACTATGCGGCCTAGTAATTTCCGTACCACCAACCATCTTCGCGTTGCGTTAGGCCTATTTTCTGCTTGCCTGTAATTTTAAATACACAAATAGAGCAAGAAAACGTTCCTTTAGAATGAACCTTTACACCATTATCTGCCTCTCTGACTCTTAATATTCTGGATTCTTCATCTATTTGAATGTCAATCTTTCTATCTCTAAGCCCAGTGTCTTCACTAATCATTCCACCAGTTGCACCTGATGCTGTTTTTCTAATATGAAGCATTCGCCTTGATGGTTTGGCCCCTGAGCTTTTCTTTCCAATCTGTGATATAAAAGCCATAGCATTTCCTATATATAGTGCAGGATATATATT